AAAATTGGAATTGATTCTTTTTTGCAATATTCCAAATCTGTTTTTAACAAATCCCAATCACATTTTGGATTATCCCAATGCACATCGGATAAAATTGCAATTTTGGAAAGATTTCCTTTTAATATTAATTCGTGAACATTCCTTTGGTGTTGTATTACTTTCATAAACTTTTGAGCATTTCAATCATTCTTGGACACGGATAAATGTCCGATTTGTCAGGTCGCACCGAATTGTGCGTATAAAGACCATCAACGCCACGCAAAGCACGTTTCGACAATGACCACATATCACATTCATTATATGTAATATCAATGTTGTATCGTTCGTGCCAAAACACAAGCAATTGACGTACCGATTCAATTTGTGCATCGGTGTATTTGTGCCAATACCGGTGACCTTTGAACGGCTTGTCTAAGACACAAACATCTTCTTCAGGGACAACACCGTTGACATAGTTATAAAACTTTCCATCACGTTCTTTTAAATATCCCCAATTGCAAATTTCGATTCCGATGCTATGTTTGTCAAGTGTTTGATATGGCACATCTTGTGATTTGAATATTTCCTTTTTAACCCCTAAATGATACGCCCAATATTTTGATGAAAATGCTTGACAAATTTGACCATCTTTTGACAACCTTGCATCTTTGCCGGAAATCACAACACAAGTTGCAACACGACCTCTTTTGTCATTGTTCCAATATCTAATGCAATTTACACCGGATGAATTTCCGGCAGTATGGTGCAAATATATTTGTGTCTTTTGTGTTTCCTGATGAATGAATTCGTTGTCATCCATTCCCACAAAGTTAATCTTGGAAAGGTCTAATTCTTGTCTTTGCATTTTTTTTGTTTACGTCTTAAATAAATTGAATAACCTATGAAAAGCACGATAAGAATATGCGATAATACTTTCCCATAGTCTTTTTTTTTGTACGCCTGAACAATGTCGTTTGTTTTTTCAATGATTTTTTCAATCACCACTTGATGAATGATTTGATCCGTTGAATCTGTATGAACCAATGTATCGTTTTCAAATATTATTGTTGTCGTTTTTACACCTTCAGATTGTTCAACGATTGTGTCGGTAAATGCAAACGCACTTGTCGAAAACCACAAGAAAATTATAATTAAGTATTTCATTTTTTTCCCCCTTTGTTCATTTTGTCTTTTAGCCAATTTATAAATATTTCGTACAAATCACCAATTGCTTGGTCAAGTGTTGTTGTCAATTCGTTCGCTAACCATCCAACAATGAATGAGATTAAGATAACTATTTTTGGCGGTGCATCGTGATAAAATATTTCTATCACACCGGTCACCGAATATGTAAGGACTCCGGCAATTGTCATTGCAAGAATTATTGTCGGAGTTTTAAGTTTCTTTTTTAAACCCTTCAGGAACGCACCAAACATTCCAATCCCCATTGCAATCAAATCGCCAAAATTCTCCATCCCTTTCATCTTAATAATATGTACGTTTATTTTTAAATTTATCCGACAACGTGCAAGTCAGTTTCACTTTACGACTAAAATCATAATATTCTAATTCCGGACTTTCTTCGACTATCACCGGCAAATCTTGAATGAAATACGATGGATTATGTGCGTTATAATCTGAAATGAATAATTGGTTTTCACTTAACAAATAAAGGTCAACCAATGGTCGAATAATACAATCATCACTCGGATCAGTTATCAACTGATAAGAATTTAGATTCTCACGAATCACACGTTTCATTTCCCTATTGTTATAAATAATATTGTCAATTTCCGTGTTTGGTTGTCTGTTACCAATGTAACCAAAGAACCTGAACGTGCTTTGAACATCTGCACCGGTAAAATTAATTTGTTCAATTTCTTGATATCCGTTAAATATCGCACGTATTCGTGCCGTGTTTAGTGCATTGCTTATTGAATACGCTTCAAGGTCATATGTTCCCCAAACGATTGTGCCGGTAATCCCACTAATTGAATATTCAATTTCAATTGTGTAACAACCAACTCCATCCGATGTTATGACATCACCCCAATCAACGGTTGTATAAAAGGCATTTGCTTCATTTGGAAAAGGTACACTTGTTGGTGTATATGTTGCGACCACACCATCCTTTTTCAATCTAAATGTTGCCGTGTCGCTTACTGCGGAAAGTTTAATCCAAGCACTTGAAAGGTCGTTTTTCCAATCTGTTTTTGCGGTGTCACCAAGAACCTTATAAACACAACAACATTCTTTTAAACCTCTATCTTGTTCCTGAACGATTTCCGGTAATTTTATACTTCCATATTCACGAAACGTTCGGTCTTGATTCTCACAATTTGTGTCATCCGGACACGGAACACCTAAAGTTGTAAATGTTTTCAAGTCTGTAATTGTTCCGGAATTAATCCAAAAATCGTTGACCGGTGAACCAAGTGATGTTTCAGGACAATCACCAAGCGGACTTGGTGCATATCTTGTTTGTGTTCCGGATGCATCTCCAAGAACCGGTGATGCAATCCACAATGAACCGGTTGACCAAATTACAATTGTATATGTGTCATATGTAAATGTCCAATAATTGACACCGTTATATGTACCTCCGGCACTTGCAATTGTCGTTTGAACTCCGGTTGTTCCGGCATCAATTGTGAGTTGTAAACATTGGCACATTAGTACGTTCGTCTTAAATTAGTAACTACTGAATTAATTCGGTTTGATGCATCGGCACTTTGCCAAGCCCACGTCACATCAAGTGTGTTGTCAACCGTTGTGTCAAAAGTTGTGTTGTTTTGACTGATGAATGTGTGACCTTGCAAATCAGTTGATGAATGTTGTATATATGTCAATTCACCATTCATAACAATATCGGCAACACCTGAAACACCAATTTGTCGAACCGTGAAATTTAATTCTAATTCAAACGTTTGTGCATTTATCTGAGGCAACTGAATCGTTCCGGTTGTGCCTAATATTACCGAACCGCTTTTCACGTTCAACACAATATCTGAGTTGTTAAGGCAACCAATGTTTCCGCACATTTTTAATATGTATGAACTACCTACCGCAAAAGTGTTTGCACTTACTTGCAAAGAACCTTGACCGCTTCCAAGTAAACTTGTTTCGGTTGTAGTGTTTTGTATTAATGTGCCATCTGCGGTTTGCGAAAATAATCCAATTCCACTTGCACCGGCTTTAATTACCGAACCTTTAATTTTTGCGGTTTGATATACTGAACCGTTCCAATAATCAATGTCATAGTAATCATCATCACCGAATGTTGTTCGTTCAATTGCGTATTGATTAATTTGTTGTTGTCCCATCTTTTAACTTTTTATTTTTTGGTCATTACTTGTTGTCAATTTTTGCATTCCTGATGTTGTCATTTTTACAATCTCACCATCGGTGCAACCTTTTATTTTAGATGTAAATTTTACACCATTCGAAAGATTTATTTTGTCCGGATCAAAGAAACATTCCAACCTTGCAACATCTGTTGTCGGAAATGTCAAATCACATCTTAAACCACTTAAAGGTGTTAATGGATTCGATGTATTACCATCGTAATCAATAGCCGTTGACGATATCCATCTCGGACTTGATTCTTTTGGTTCCACGGTTATCATACCCCAAACCGAATTTTGTGTCCAATCACCTTCAACAAGTGTGTGTGTTGCCACGACACGCATCAATTGACCTTCGGTCACAACCTGAACATTGGTTGAACTTGAATCAATATACAATTCAATTTGTTGTGTAATATTTGCATCTGAATTGTAGTCAAGAATATTGACAAAATCCGTGTATTGATATAAATTATCCGCCCTCGCAACTTCAAGAACCATCCTCAAACGCCAATCACCGGTTGTGCCATAATCAACCCAATCCCTTGTTTGATTGTTTGGATAAAAATCTGCATTTGCATTTAACTGACTTAACCAATACTCCCATCGGTATATAAAAGGAAAATATATTCGAACACCGTAGTTGATTCCTAACGATGCCGATGAATCATTCACAAGTGTTGCATTTCGTTTGACCGATGTCGTTGGTAACGATGGAAAAACCGGTGATTCAAGGTCAATGACTTGTTGAAAGTTTACAAGCGGAATGCCTGACAAATTAAAACTTGTTTGTTGCAACGTGAATTTTTCTTCAGTTGTCAAGTTATATGCTTCGATTCTTGCATTTACATAATCGTTCACAAACTTTGCCGGTAATCTAAACTTTCCGCAAAATGCAAAATCATCTTCCACATTTCCGGTGTTACCGGTTTGCAATTCGGTTGTGTCTGTTAATTGTTGACTATGGTCAAAGTATTCCGATTTTACCATTGTAAGCGGTAAAATACCAACCGGAGGGCAAGACATTTGACCGTTAAAAACTAATAAATTAACATTGCCAACTTTACACCACAAATACAAAGTGCGGTCACCTTCAGAACGACCACCAATAAATGTTTCAAATGCCGGATTCGGTGTAATCTTTACGTTGAATGTGTGTTCCGTTCCGTTTGTAATTACTGACAAAGTTTCAAAGAACCATTTCGCACCATCATCATTTGCTTGTGACACATAACTTTGACCGACATTCATCAAAACCGAACCCAATGTCATCGCATATTTTGATGCCGATTCCGGTTTGTTTTTATAATAGTTATCAAGACCGGAAACATATGATCCACCAAATGCAAAATCGGTTGCACTTGAATCAATCACAAATGTTGCAATTGTTTCATCACAATAAGAAATGTCGCTAATGCCCTGAACGATGGTTGCATCAATCGAATCAACATTGTGACCTTGATTGAACCATCCGGTGTTTGCATCATCATTAAATATTTCAATTCGATTGTCATATGGTTCACCAATTACGGTTTCCCACGACATTCTTAAATATAATTTAAGGCAATTATCAAAGTCATAATTTGCCGAATTATATAAACCGC